ATATATATAATATGTGTCAACACCTCATTAAATAAAATTAATCTATCAAAGCAAAACAAAAAGAAAGTAGGACGCAGCGCGCCACATTGGCACAAACACCGCAGATTATACACCGCATAAAACCCGCGTAAATTGTTAAATGTTGATATTGCTAGGTATAACAGAATAAGACACCATTTTAAAATTGCGTATAACTTACATTATGTATAACTTATCGGGTATACCAAGGCGCAACCCGCCCGCGCCCACTTACCGCGTCTTAAAATTTTTACTTTCGTTTTTGTCAACACCGTATGCTTAAATTCAGATAATGGAAGAAGTTTGGTCTAATCTAACTGACGATAATACTGACAAATGGCTGCACGCCATAGACCGCGCAGACCGCTACCACCTCCACATGTTAGTATTCCGCAGTGGACTGATAGAACCGCACCTGCGCCACCTGCAAATCAGCGCACATAAGTTTTACGACCTACTATCTCCGCAGGAACTCCGCGTGTTCAAGCAGCGCACGCTTGGTCACACCTTCGTTAGTATCGCAGTAGAGATGGAGATTACTGAGTCCAGCGTAAAGGAATACTGGCGCAGAACATTGAATAAGATAAAGAATGTCATCGAAAAGGCTAATATAGATGAAGAAGAAGAGTAAAGTAGACGCAGACCAAGTTAGAATGCTTGCGTCATTTGGATGTAACTACGCTGAAATTGGCAAATACTTCGAGGTAGGTGAGAATCACATACGTCAAAGTTTCAAGGTACAGTACGAAGCTGGTCGCGAAGAGATGAAGTTCAAGCTCAGACGCGCCATGTGGGTATCCGCCATCGAAAACAACGCAATTGCGATGCAGATATTTCTTTCTAAGAACTACCTAGGCATGAGTGATAAGACAGCAGTAGACATGACAGGCAACCTGCAAACCGTACTGCAACAGTGTGGTTTCGAGGAAAATCCGATTGATAAAGCAAATAGTGAACAGGCAAAAGCTCTGGAAGATCTTGGGGTACGACCCGACTCCACAGCAGTTGGCAGTTCATAACAGCACAGCTCGCTTTCGCGTCTGTTTAATGGGCAGACGATCTGGTAAATCCTACATGGCAGCGCACGAGATACTGCCTTGGTTGCTCACGCCCAATACGCGTGGTTGGATAGTCGGACCAAACTATTCACTGGCCAATAAGATAGCTCGTGAGGTCAAGCGCATTGTAATGACCGAACTACGCTTACCACTGGAATCCAAGAAAGAAATATCTGGAGACCTGTACTACATGAAGTTAGCAGGTCTGAACAGTGAGGTATCGGTCAAGTCAGCAGAAAACCAAGAATCATTGATCGGTGAGGGTGTTGACTGGCTTTGTATTGACGAATCCGCGCTCATTTCACGCAACGTATTCGAGATGTACCTGCGCCCAACGCTATCAGATAGACAAGGCTGGGCAATGTTCACCAGTACACCGCGTGGATTCAACTTCTTACATAGTTTATATGAGTTTGGAAAGAGCGATAAGCACCCAGATTGGGAGTCGTGGCGTTTTCCCAGTACGTTATCGCCATATTTCAAGGATGACCACGAAGAATTAAAGCGCACACTGACCAAAGAAACCTATCTCCAAGAGATTTTATGCGAATTCCAGAGCTATGCGGGTAAAGTGTTTCCTTTAGACAGGACCACACAGATACGCGAGGATGTTAAATACGACCCATCCAAACCAGTATATGTTGGTTTGGACTTCGGTTATCGCCATGCCCACGCTAATATCGTGCAATTGCACGGCAGAGAGAAGAATTTTGCTGATGTACATCAAATTGACGAGGTCAACCTGCAAAACACGCGCACAGAGGAGTTTGCAAATAAACTGAATTCACTTGGCTACGAGTATACTGGCATCTGGGGTGACCCAGCAGGCAGTGGTACGAATTTGCAGTCTGGTATCAGTGATATACAGGTATTTGCGAATCAAGGACTGCGTGTCAACATCAAGCGCGATGCGGTCACCAGAAACGTAGTATCTGGTGTATCGCATGTACGTAGGTGGTTCGAGGATGCAAATGGCGATCCGCACTTGTTCATTCATCCAAAGTGTGAGAAGAGCATCGAAGCATATGAAAACTACCACTATCCAGAACACCGCGAAGATCAAACCTTACGCCATGAACCAAAAAAAGATGGTAAGTTCGATCACGCCTGCGATGCGTTGCGTTTTCTGTTGACAAACCTATTCCCAATGAAAAACCGACACGCTGGTGTCATCGATTTCTTTTAAAGGTAGATATGCTTACAATTCAAGATCAATCTGAAGGCGCAATAATTGGCGCATTACAAGAACAGTTAAAATACATCGAGGATGAGCGTACTCGCGAGCGGGATTATTTGATGGACTTCTACGAAGGAATCAATTTAGACCACTATGTGAGCGATTACTTTGGCCCAGAGACTCTGCGTCAGACGGTCATCCCACAAAATAACCTCACTAGACGCGTCTGTAGTCTTCGTTCGATGACCTACAAACGACCTCCACGCCTGCGTACGAGCGAAACCTACCTATCTATCATAGATAAGCATGGTCTCAACGCGCAACGCAGAATGCTAGAGCGTTTGACCTTTTTACTTGGTACAATGGCATTTAGAAGTAAGTGGAATGAGGTCACACAAAAATTAGAATATGAGATATTATCTCATTTTACGCCTTTATTCTTAGCGGGCGATTCAAGAGATAAGCCAATTGGAGTCATGTATCCAATTGAGAACCAAGGCAATGCAAGAGGTGACGTGGTACACGCGGTATGGACCGAAGAACGCTATGGTGTACCAGGTAGACACTTCCTTGTGGATGAAGATGGCAAGGTGATTAGTGTCAATGAGAATGATATTAACCCATATGGCATGTTGCCAGTAACTTTTTGTCATCGCTACCCGCCAATCCGCGACTACCACGTAGGCAACGCAATGGATGTAGCACAAACAGACCTTGCAGTGAATGTGGCATTACTTGAGCTAAATCTTGCTATAAAATATGGCTGTTTAGGCATAAAGTATATTAGTGGTGTGGATGACCCTTCCCGCATATCAATAGGAACAGATAAGATTCTATATCTCCCAGAACAGGCAAATTTTGGCGTTACCTCAAGCGGTGGTAACCTAAATCAGATTATAGACTCCACAAGGTTCTTAGTGGAAACAACATTAAATAACAACCACATCCGCGCAAAATACGCTAGAGATGACTCAGGCAACGCACCAAGCGCAGCGAGTTTGACCATTGTGGAAGCTGAGAACGTGGATGAACGCTCTGCAATGACTGAGGACACATGGAGACCTTGGGAACAGCGCAGATTTCAAGTAGATAAACGCATCATTGAGATTGAAGCAAATCTGAACGTAGGCGATGAATATAGTGTGGATTTCCTAGAACCAAACTACGCACTAACACCAGAAGCAGAGATTATGCTCTGGAGTTGGAGATTCGATAGGCAGCTTAGTACACCTATGGATTGGTTCGATTATCACAATCCTGACGCTGGACCAGAAGACCGAGCTAGGTTTGAACAGCAGCAGAATGAGGCCGTAGAGGAAGATGTACCTCAGAACAGACTACTAAATATTTTAAATGCCAACAATAGACCAAACAGTTAATTCGTATGAGAGCAGTATTGAAGATGCCATCAATGGGTTCCAACAGGATGTTGAAGAACTTGAGGAAGAAGGTCTCTCTACAACTGAGATACTGGGCATTATCGCTGCAATTGACTTTTCGACCTATTTTGTTGAGGAGCTTCGCTTCTCTACCGCCATCAACTCCTTCATGGCTACAACTGAGGATATTCTTGTTGATTTGCCGAGTTTTGGGCGTACGAGCGAGATACAACTCGTGGTTCTACAGACTCTCCAACGCCAAGGCATACAAGGCGTAACAAGGCAAGTGAGTAATGTGATGCAGAACGCAATGGTATCTGGACTGAATAGTGGCTTAAAAGGCGATGAATTAAAGAATATAATGCGCACTGCGGTTCGCACAAACACGCCACGTGTCGAAAATACAATTTATACAATGCTTGGTGATTATAGACGCGCTGTGGTTGGTGCAATGGCAATGGATTTACCAGAAGATACGTTATATAGATATGTTGGACCAGATGATGAAAAGAATCGTCCAATATGTAGAACGTATTTATCCAATGACCCACTAACACTTGAAGAGATAAGGCAAGTAAAGTCAGATGGATTTGAGCATGGCGGTGGCCATCGTTGCCGTCATTATTGGGAACCAATTAATGTTTAAGTTACAGGATATATTGAAATTTAGAGAGCCTGACGTAAAAAAGATGGCAGAGAATACCGTTAGGCGTACCAAACAACAGATTGCTAGTGGAAAAGATTTTCAAGGAAAGCCATTCAAAGATTATTCTGATCGTTATGCAAATCGCAAGAAAGGTGGACAGAAACAACCAGTGACCTTAAAAGATACTGGCAAAATGCTTACTGCCTTTGATGTACAGCGCACCACGGTCAAAAAGAATCAAGAAATACAATTTCTATACGGTATCAAGAAGAATAAACAAGGAACTAAATTATTTAATCATAACGAAGGCAAGAATCGAATGCCAAAGCGTTCCATTGCGGAGAATCAAGAATTAGGCGATAAAGTAGAAGAAGGTATCGTCAAAGACTTCGCCAATATAATTGGCAAGAACCTATCACGCATGAGTAAGACACGCGTAACAATCAACATATAGGAGGACAGAATGTCCGAAGAACAAACACCAGTTGCACAGCCAGTGCCTGAGTCTACAGTTGACCCTGTAGGCCCAGAACAAACTCAAGAACAGGACCACCAACAACTCGAAGTTGGGAATCTGATAGCAGAGTCAAAGAAATATCGTGGACGCGCGCAAGCTGCGGAAACAGAGCTTTCTAAACTCCGCAAAGAAATCGAGGATACTCGAATAAATCAAATGGAAGAACAAGAGCAATGGAAGAATCTTGCCGAGGAGCGCGCCAACAAGCTCGCAGAACTCGAACCCATTGTTGAATCAGCAATGAAGCAGGAAGCATCGCTTCGCGCTGAACTTCTAAGTGAGATACCAGAGGATGAGCATGCAACATTTGGGGAGTTACCTCTAGAGGCATTGCGTGCTGTAGTAAAGAAACTAAAAACACAACGCGTTGCGGTTTCCAGCGCACCATCTGCGCCAGTCAATGATAGTAATGTCGATTTAAAAAAGATAAAAGATAGTGACAGGCGTTTAAATTGGAGCAACATTCTGGAATCCTATAAGCGCAAATCCACTTAAAAAGGAATAAAAAATGGCAGATGGTAACGTAACAACCACCACCGCGGCCAAGTTCATCCCTGAGTTATGGCGTGACGCTATACTGGACTATGCAGAACGTAAATTCGTACTGCGTAATCAGGTGATGGACTTCTCATCCGAGATGCCTTCTGGAGATGTTTTACACATCCCTAAAGTCACTGAGGAGACAGCCGCAGCAAAATCCGCAGGAAGTGCGGTAACTTACACAAACAACACCGATGGTGAGGTCACCATTACTGTTGATCAACATCATTACGAAGCGAAACGTATTGAAGATATTGTTCGCGTCCAGGAGTCAGCAAACCTCTTTGGAGCGTATGCCCAATCTATGGGTTATGCTCTTGCTAAGAAGGTTGAGAACTACTTGGCAGTGGACGTTATTCAGTCCGCAACTGGTAACGATGTTACACTTGGAACTGACAATGCGGTCACTTCTGCAAAACTTCGTGAAGGTTTGCAAAAGCTACTTGACGCTGGTCACGACTACGCAGATGGCGAAACATTCTTATATGCTTCTCCTGCTGCATACATGTATCTCTTGAGTCTACAGGATTTCTATGATTCATCTCGTAGAGGTGATGCGCAGAATCCTAATGTCTCAGGTGGCGTGGGTCAGATCTACGGTATGCCAACATACATCTCAACCGATTGGGATGATGGAAGCACTACTGGCGCAGAAACTGCGAGTGTCTTTAAGAAAGAAGCAGTGTACATGGCTATGCAGATCGCACCTAGAGTGCAGTCAAGTTATGATCTTGATCATTTAGCCACTTCTGTGGTTGCCGATATACTTTTTGGCGCATCGTTGTCTCATGCGACATCTAGCACATCACTTGGAGTTGTAAACTTCGCACAACCATCGTAAGATAGTAGGAATAGAATGGGCAGGTCTGTTATGGGCCTGCCCAAGATATAAGGAATAAATATGTTATACTTTAAAAGAAAAGATGGGTCAGTTTTTGGTAAACTCGATAGTATTGATAAAGAAACCGTAGATGGCTTTATCAAGCAAGGATACCAGCCTTGTAACGAGAATGGCGAGGTTAAAAAGCCTAAAAAGAAACTGAGTCTTAAAAAGAAAAAATGAAGACCAACGACTTCTTATGTAGTCCTTGTGAGTATAAATGGGAACAGTTATGGTCCAAGGATGATAAAATCACTTGCCCAAAATGCAAAACCAAAAAGGTACGCAAATTGTTTGCAAGTCCTATCATCCAAATGAAAGGAATTAGCGATGCCAGTCTAAGAGCGCAAGGCATCATAGAGTAAATAACCGAAATGCCCATGAGATAAGTCACGCTCGGTAAGGCATTCAGAAAGGAGAAACAAGATGGCTGATCTTTCCAAGCATTCAGTGGTTGAATCACTGAATATCAGCAGTTCTGCAAATTTTTCAGTACAAACAGCGCAAAGTGTTGCAACAGGGTCAGAATACGACCTAGATGTCAGCGCGGTCCACAGCGTAATATTACAGCCTAGTAGTGATGTCTATTATGGGTTCAGTAGTAGCGCAAGCGACATGATAGTGGGCAGTACAGCAAACAATTTATATTTAGCGGGTGGAGACACCATCTACGAATTAAATGTGCCACAAGGCATTGGATCAACAGTTCATTTACATTTGCTTGGCAAAGGTGCGACATCCACAGTGCGCATCGTACTAGCGTAGGAGTATACAATGGCATCCTTTAAAAATTTAATTAGCAACACATCAGCACAGATAGCGTCTGGCGGAACGATCACAGGAGACTTGGTAATCAATGGTGACCTCCAAGTGGATGGCGGTGGTTCACTTAGTTTCGATGAAATCATAGAAGGTACACAAGTAATAGATGTAAACTCAACAACAGCATTAGTTGTACGCAAGGATGGTGCTGGTGGTGATGTATTTGTTGTAGATACGACTAATTCAGACTTATACATAACTGGCGATTTAGATATTACTGGTTCAATTACTAATGCGACTTGGACTGGAGATGTAATAGCTAGTGCATACCTAGATGCTGATACTGCCCATTTAAGTGGTACACAAACTTTTTCAGGTGCTAAGACATTTAGTAGTGCTGTGGTAATGGATGACACTCAAGTTATAGATATAACAAACACAGAAGCATTACTGGTACGCAAGAATGGCGATGGTGGTGATGTATTTACAGTTAATACCACAAATTCTAGGGTAGGCGTAGGAATAGCACCAACAGAGGGAACTCTTCACGTGCATACTGCTACTGCTGGAAACGTCTCTGCTCACGGAGATGCAGATGATTTAGTGGTAGAAAATAGTGCAGGTGGAGGTATTAGCATATTAACTCCAGATGGAAGTTATGGTGCTTTATTTTTTGGTTCTCCAAGCGATAGTATAGGAGCACAAGTATCTTATCGTCAATCAGCTACAGAAATGCTTATTGGAACAAGGCTTGCTAATGGGGTGTTAAAATTAAGAACAGCAGATGGCACAGATGCACTTACCATAGATGCAAGTCAAAATGTTGGGATTGGAATGACACCAGCATCAAGAGTCTCAATAAAAGCCGATGGTGATACTTCTACTGTATTGGATATACACGGAAGAAGCTCAGATGGCTATGCAATTATTTCATTTAAGGAAAATGCCAGTCAAACTGTAAAAGGAAATATCCAAGTTACTGACTCTAATAGTATGATATTTAGAACTGGTCCATCAACTAATGCACTTACTATAGACTCAAGCCAAAATTCTACTTTTGCTGGTAATGTAACCTTAGATACTGCTCATTTGAATCTTGATTCTGGATATGAACTACAGTGGAATACTGCACTAACTAAAATTACTGGTGGTGATACATATTTAGTTTTTGATGTAAACAACAATGAAAGGATGCGAATTGACAGCTTAGGTAAGGTTACAATAGCTGACACAGCAGAAGATGTTATATCTCTTGAGGTAGGTGGTGCAGTTGAGTCAAGTGCTGGTTTATCTACTTATGGTGCGGGGGCTACAATAATTAATAAAAGAAATTCAGCAGACCAACATGGATTAATAGTAGCGGCTAAGAACGCATCAAGTTTTCCATTAAAGGTTGGTAGGCACGATTCAGCATTGACCGATTTGGTGGTAGATGGGGCAGGGAAAGTTGGCATAGGAACAGATTCTCCAGCAGAGCTTCTTGAGTTAGAAGGAACATCTTCGGCATTTATGCAAATACAGGCTACAAGTTCTAATTCTACTTCTGGTATATCAATACAAAATGATGCTATTAATTATGTATTAAGAGTAAATGGGTCAAATAGTGATTCATTTGAAATAAGAGATGGAACAAATAATGCTCAAAGATTAATTCTTGATGCCAACTCCCGAATCTCACTTGGCAATAATGATAGTGGTGGAGACACCTCAAACACCATCTTTGGAAGATTGGCTGGAAATGCAATAGCGTCTGGCGGTATAAGAAATGTCCTTATAGGAGAAGAATCAGGTAGTTTATTGACCACTGGAGAACAGAATGTGGCAATAGGAAGATACGCTTTAAAACAAGCCACTACTCAAGCAGATGATAATATTGCGATTGGTAACAGTGCAATGGGTGGAAACCTTGGGACTAACGCAGTTACAGGATGTATAATGATAGGTAGTTCTTCTGGTAATAGTGTACTAACCTCGGCTTCTTCAGGTAGTATTGGTATAGGAGTT